AAAGAAGATTTCATGCCCTACATGTACAGCCATTTAGAATTTATTAAAGCAAATACAGATGATTCTAAATTAGATAAATTCAGTAATCTAGAATATGAAAAGTTCCGCCGTGTTGTAGACTACATGGAAACAACAGTATATAGCGATGAAAAATTAAAAGAAGGCCGAAAAGATTTTTATAATTGGTTTACAGAATATGACATTAGAAGAGGAACAAATTTTAATTTGACCTTTCCTGGCCTAGCAAGATTTTATAGAACATGTAACCATGAGTAAAAAAATAAATTTAGTATATGAATGGATAGGTCCAAACGGCCCAATATCAAATAACAAATTGCCTACTGCGGGCGATTTTATGATGGCACAAACTGATGCTCATTTTCAATATATGAAATCTGATCATTTTCAAAAGCCTCATTATTATACTCGAGTTAAAAATTGCAGATTGCTGCCTTCTCACCAATTGCCTGAAGATGTATTTTTGTATGAATTAAATTTTCACTTGTATCATTACAGAGATCTAATGCACAATTTTCATCCCGCAGATGGACTGTTAGATCAAAACGAAATACACTATGAAGTATTAAAACAAGTTAGGAATAAAACAGCATACATTCTTATAACACAGTTGTTTGAAGGGTACATGCAAGATGAATTTTTAAAAGGCATGACTGATTATTTTTTAGCCAAGCGTATTCCGTTGTCTCAAATAATATATCTAACAAATTGTGGAAATGGAAAAATAGTATATGATGAATTCTGTGCTAGAAACGGACTCCACCCAGAAATGAACATGGAATATCTTCCTACCTTTAGAGTTGATAGGGCAAACATAGGTGATGCTATAACAGAATCGTTAACCAGTAGTTATGTTACAGGATCACGCACTAAAACTTTTTTATGCTTTAATAGACGTTATAATGATCACAGATTGTTGGTGTTTTTGTTTTTGTCTAAGAAAAATTTATTAGACCAATGTTATATAAGCATGGCAAAAACACAGCCTGAAGCCAACAGAACGTTTAAAGAAAATGTAAAATATCTGTTGACTAGAATAAATCCTTACAATTTTGAACCCAGCGATGTTATAGAAGCTGATAATAAGCTACCTTTGGTATTAGACAGCGAAGATTTTAGTAGATATCCTATGGAACAAAATATAGATCCGGTAAGAGATCTATATAAAAATTCATTGGTTAATATTATAACTGAAACTTATTTCTTTAATAATATTATACACATAACAGAAAAAACTTTTAAACCAATTGCATTTATGCAACCGTTTGTTATGGTTGGATCATACGGTAGCTTACAACACATAAAAGAAATGGGTTTTAAAACATTCAGCGAATTTTGGGACGAAAACTATGATCTAGAAAAAGACGATGTAAAACGATTTACTATGGTAATGTCGGTAATTGAATCGATTGCAAGTTGGCCTGATCATGTAAAAATTGACTTTACCTATGCAGTTAAAGATATTGTTGAGTATAATTTAAAACATTTAAATAATATGCCTAACAAAGAAATAGATGACTTTGTGGAAAAATATGGAACATAAAAAAATATTAGTTTGCGGTGCCGGCGGATTCATCGGTTATCATTTAGTTAAAGATTTAAAGAGCCAAGGACATTATGTTATTGGAGCAGATATAAAGAAACCTTTATACGCTAAAACAGATGCTGATGAATTTTATCTTTACGATCTAAGAAATCCACAGCTAGTTGAAATTTTAATTACCAGCGACATTGATGAAATATACCAGCTAGCGGCAGATATGGGCGGCACCGGCTATATTGGTACAGGTGAACATGACAGTGATATCATGCACAACTCTGCAATGATTAATTTAAATGTAATACACGAAGCCTGTAAAAAATCTATAAAGAAAATACTTTATACTAGTAGTGCTTGTGTGTACCCTGAACGGAATCAAACAGATCCCGACAATCCCTTATGCAGTGAAGACAGTGCATACCCCGCAGAACCAGATACAGAATACGGTTGGGAAAAACTTTTTAGTGAACGACTGTATTATGCCCATAAGAAAAACTATGGCATTGATGCTAAAGTTGTAAGGCTTCACAATATATTTGGACCACAGGGATCTTGGAATGATGGCAAGGAAAAAGCACCTGCAGCTCTCTGCAGAAAGGTAGCAGCCTGTCCTGAGTCTGGTCTAATTGATATATGGGGCCCTGGAACACAAACTCGCAGTTTCCTTTACATTGAAGAATGTCTAAAAGGACTGCAAATGATTATGGATAGCAATGTTGACCAGCCAGTTAACATTGGCAGTGAACGCATGATTAGCATTAATGACCTTGCCTTATTGATTGCCAGGATTGCAGGAAAACAATTGTTTATTCGCAATGTTGAAGGACCGGTAGGAGTAATGGGTCGAACCAGTCACAATGTACTTATTGAAGAATTGTTAGGCTGGCGTCCCGATGAAAATTTAGAATACGGATTAGAACATACCTATAAGTGGATTAAGGAACAAGTTGATGCTCTACACTAAAACAGGACGATTGTATGATCTTAAAATAGATTCAAAATATTACACATCGTTAGATAATTGGATTCCAACAGAGGATGCAATTTATTATTTTCACGCTTATTATGATCTGCATCAAGGAATTAAAATTTTAGATTGTTTAGGAACCGAGCAGTGGGATCATTTAAGAACAGATCCCACAGCTAAATTTTTATATGAGAATTGTAATGAAACATTTACATATACATTGGCACAGGATATAAAAAGCGTTATTGAGCAAAAACAAATTCCAGCTGAAAAAATCTATCTCATAGTTATGGATGAAGTTCACAGAAAGTTTTTAAAAGATAGATTACACGAATTACAGATTTACGGAATAACAATTGGAGTTTATAATGATCTATTAAAGAAAACTCAAATTCCTCCTGTGTCTGTCAACACTGAGAAAAAATTTAGTGCTCTTAGTAGAAACTATCGTGGCTGGCGTTTACAAGTATATGCAGAAATGGTTAAACGAGATATTTTAAAAAACTTTAACTATTCTTTCTATAATATTTTCCCCTACGGAGAAGTAAAATATTATAGTCAAAAAACCATGCTAAATGATTTAAACAACAACAGTTTTGAAGTTAATACTGCTGTGACTGATTGGTTATCTAAAGTTCCCTATACATTAGATGATCCTGCTGATGTTGTTACCAACAAATGGAATAATGCTACTTATAATTGTGTTATGTCTGCAGACTTTCATCTGTTAATTGAAACACATTATGACTTGTCTTACTATGTTCCGGGATTTAAAGAGTACCGGGGAGGAAATCCTAGGAGTCTTGCTCCAAGTTCTATTACAGAAAAAACCAATAAACCCATTGCTTGTGCCAGACCCTTTATAGCATTTTCAACACCTTACTTTTTAGAAGATGTTCGCCAATTAGGATTTGAAACATTTAGCCCTTATATAAACGAGGACTATGATAAAGAGCATAATAATCACAAAAGATTAAATATGATTGTTGATGAAATAGAACGCATTGTTAATTTACCAGATGATGAATATAGCAATTTAGTAAAAGAGTGTCAATCTATAGCAGTTAGAAATCAGCAAAAGTTGTTGTCTAAAAAAGACATTTTAGTTTACAATGAAGATTTTAATTTTTTAAGAGATTATCTTGAGCCACAGTCAAATATACAAATTCTTTAATGAATTGGATCAACACTATAATCCTGTTAAATTAGCAGAATCTCATGCCAACGGTTCGCCAGTTCCGTATACTATTATAGACAATTTTTTACCGGATGAATTGTTTAACACTTTAAGTTTTGAAATTGATTTCTTACAGGAAAACGATTGGACTGTGTTTAGTAACGGTACAAGTTATAGAAAAGAGTGCAGGAATTTTACCAGCACCCCTAGAATACAGTCAATGGCCTACAGCTTTCAAAGCAGTCAATTTCTTAAATGGATAGAAAAACTAACAGGAATTGAAAAACTGGTAGGAGATCCGCATTATCGAGGTGGCGGTATTACTCGTGTATCTAGCGGAAATAGTCTAGGTTTGCACAATGACTTTAATTGGAATGAACAGCTTAGACTTACTCGTCGTGTTAACATAATATTGTACATGAATTCCGAGTGGGATGATAATTGGGGAGGCGAATTAGAGTTTTGGGATTTTGATAAAACTGAATGTCTAGTTAAAATTGCACCCAAACCTAATAGACTGGCAATATGGAATTACGATGAGCGATTAATACATGGTCATCCCAATCCTCTAACTTGCCCTGAAAATGTAACAAGACAAAATTTCATTCAGTTTTATTACAGTAGTAATGCTACACACGAAACTCCTCCGCACCGCAGTCAATTTGTATAATGGCAAACTTTCATCTAAACAGTCAACCTTACCTAGAACAACTGTCTTTTAATAGAACTACTGATATAATATTAGAAATAGGCAGCGATCAAAATGAAGGATCTACAGAATTCTTTAACGGATTATCAGTTAATTGGGAAATGCCTTTTTATACAGTAGATGTTATTGACGAACCGCAGCATCGATTCACACACTTAGATCATATTATATGGCAGGTGTCGGAAGGCGGAGCAGTATGGACTAAGTCAGTACTGCCCACATTAGGCAAACAGATTAAAGTTCTTTATCTTGATAACTACGATTGGTCTAATCCCGGCCCAAATGCAGATAACATCAAAACAAGTTATGCCCGTCGAAATGTTGAATGGTCAAATATGGGAAGTCAAGTAGAGCATTTGGCACAGATGATAAACTGTATGCCATACATGTCTGCAGAGTCTTTGGTAATATGTGACGATACTCCTTTAGTAGATGCATCGGGTACATATACAGGTAAATGCGGAGCAGTTGTTCCTTACTTACTATGTAACGGATACAAGATAGTTTACACAGGTAATAACGGAGTCATTCTTCATCGGAGTCGGTAATGTTCTGTTATTTTGACAACGACACTGATGTTAATCTATCACACCTAGAACAAATTAAAAATGTTAGAAGTTTAGGCGAATTAAAAAAACGATTATCAGTTTCTAACTTAGACTTTGTTACTAGTACCGAATATACTAATCCTGGAATTTATTTGATTGAAGTTAGTAAAGTACCAGAGTTATGGTGTGCTAAAACATTCCCATCTAGTTCAAATATATTGTTAAACATCCCAAGTAGAGTAATACGAGCAGCTAAACAACGCCAAATTAGGATAGTAATACTATCTACAATTGAAGGTGACAACTTTACCAGTGACACCTTTGACGGATTTGCACATCTTAATAATACCATGCGGTTATTAGGTCTGCCAAAATATAGTTTACTGGTAATCTCTGGAAATTTAAATGTCAGCCAACAATACACGGCATGGTGTAAAGAAAACAATCAACAAGAATTAATAGAATTTTTAGAAGGAATAGAGTGGGATGGAAAAACATCTAACCAATTAGATGCTCCTGTAAAAATCAAAGAATACTCTTATCTAGTTAATAGCTTAAACAGGGCACATCGACCACACAGAACAGAACATTTGTTTTTTCTTGCAGAAAAAAAGATATTAGATTCATCACTGGTTAGTGGTGGAGTTTGGTTTGATGAGTTATCAATTGCTGAACCAAGATATCAGGATGTTGGGTTTAATCATTATAAATCTACATTGTTAGAAAACTATCCAAGAACACTAGATGTAGTTGATATCAAGACCAACACACCTAACCTAGTTAACAATTTAAATCTCTACCAAGATTCTTTGCTATCAGTAGTAACAGAAAGTCACTATGATCAAACAGGTGGATTGTTTATAACAGAAAAAACATTTAGACCAATACTTGTTGGACATCCGTTTATGATTTTAGGACAGCCTTATATTCTTAAAAAATTACAAGAGTGGGGATTTAGAACAGACTTTGACGGATTAGATTTAACTTTTGATTCTATAGAAGATGATCAAGAACGATTTACGCAGTTTCATCAATCTCTTTATAATTGGGCTATATTAAATGCTGAAATAAAAAGAACTCTAATGTATAAATGGGATAACACGATCAAACATAATTTCTATCATTATAAAACTCTAGATTTTAAAAAAATTATGTTTGATCGTGTTATCGAATCGACGGAATTATACTTTAAAACAAATTCTTAGAACTTTCTTGAATGTCGTTTTTTAAACGTTCTACATCCATCTGAAAATCTATCTTCTTAATATCATTCCTATACTCTTGGAATATATTCAAGAGCTTGTTAGCAACTTCGTCAGCTTCGGCGTTTGCCAACTGCTCTTGAATATTGATTTCCCATATCCGACCATTGATGAATTCTAACCGCAAAAGTATCAGATACGCTACAGGCATTGTATTCATGTAGAGGTCCTCAAAGACCTCTGGCCATTCTTTAACCAAATGTCTGGGCGGTTTGAATAATGCCTTAGACACCAGCCTCTTCAGATGTTTTTGCAGTGGCTTTCTTCTTTGGAGGATCTAAAGCATCTGCTTCTTTACGAAGTCTTGCGGCCTCTTTGTACATTGCATCTGCTTGACTACGATAACTCTTGGCAATATCTGCATCTGTGAGAACAGCATCAGTTGCTGCTTGGGCTCTTACAGGAGCAGGCGCTTCTACAGATTCAGTTACTGGAGTTGGTTTTGCTTTCTTATTGTCTTCGGGTCTAGCACCTTTAACAAAATTACAAAGATCGTCAACAGCACAGTTTTTCTGTTCTGCAATTAGAACATTCAACTGATCCAATGCTACTGAATGATTATGAGTTGGGGTCATGATCACAGAATCAGTAGGAACCTTTTGAAGACGGTTGTCCGCCTGCATAGCTGCCAACATGGGACGGCCATCTGGAAAATGACGAATAAACATCATTTCTCCGAACTCAAAGGCTTCCTGAGCCTGGTCGGATTCTAACATTGGCATTAAAGCATCGTGATATGCATCTGTTAGTTGATTAACGGGTAATACTAATGCAGAGCCAGAATCTCCGGGAAGAGTTCTGAAAACTACAACGACCTTAGCCCCTGTGTTTTTCATTCTTCCAATATGCTTGATTGTTTTCATTTTATTCCTTTTTAGCGGCTACTGATTCTAGGAATGTGTTAAGTTTGTTATAAATTTTACCTACAGCTTCCATTTCAGCGGCCTTGAATGCTCCACGTGAACTTGCAACATCAACGATACTACGAATTGCCACAAGATCATTGATATTAAGATCTCCGCTGGCTTGATTGCTGTTTTCAGCAGCAGGTGCAGTTACTGGTGTTGGCTCTACTGGAGCGCCTGGTGATACTTTGCTTTCTTGTTGGTCCATTAGTTTCTCCTTAAATGTGGACAGGCTAACATAAAGTATGTTAGTTCTTTCTGATCTTCAAAGGCCACAAAAGTGGCTGTTTTCAAATGTCCGTCCTTATCGATCGTAGGTTGCTTGGCAATTGCATAACGACCTTTCAGTCGAATACGTATCCAATTTTCTAGATTATCGCCACCAAACCCAAACCCTCTGTCATCAATTTTAAACTTCGCAAAATGCGGAGGAACATGAGACAAAAAACGTTTGTTTAGAACTTCTAAAGGATTTAGATCGAACATAGTGAAATATTTATATAGTGTTATTATTCAGTGGTGGATTCTTGGCGCAGTCTTTTTGCTAAAGATCTTGCAGTGCCAAATTTCTTAACATCGCCTGAAAATAGATAAAGTTCAAATGCTGCTTTTTCAGAAATTACAGTTATGTGTTTTTTAGTTAAATGAAAAGGTGTGTCTAGATATTGGTCGAGCCATATTAACACCTGTGACGTTATAGTAAGTTCTTTTGGAATATCTATTTTATAGATTTTAATTTCTGCTTTACCGGTCAAAAAGTCCAAACATTGATCTGTCATTCTTAAACCACCAACTTCTTTTCCGCGAGTACTGAGCCACCAAATTGGTCGAAAGTCTTTTATTCTTTTTTCATCTGCATCTACACCTGCAGCCTTTAAAAAAACTTCAGTGTAGGAATCTTTGCGATCCATGATATTACTTTATTTCTTCGCCTGTTGTGAGTTTATAAACAGCAAAGTCTGTGGACTTGAACAGGCGATTGAGTTTTTTAGCAAGGTTATGTGCATGACCAGGATTACTGAAACTAACTTTTTTATATTTAGGTCCAGGATAGCTTGCAACTAGACTTCCGCTTTTGAGATTAAAAGGCGCACCTTTGTAGAATACAGCCCAAATGGCATCACTGTTGAGAATTTGCTCAACCTTGTAAGTTTCTTTGTTTGCGTATTCTAGCAATACTTGGGGCTTAGGTCTGCTCATAATTATATGTGTTCAATTAAGTACACATATATTTATGTTTATTTGAAACCTCCGCCATCAACCTGAACTTCTATTTCGGTGGTGTTTTGGCGAATTTCATTAAGCATAGCGTGTATTTCCTGCATGGTTTTTGCCATTTTGGAAGTCATAATAGCTAATTCGCTGGTTAGGTCTCTTGCTTCTTGAATACTTAACCTAATATCTTTTTGTTGACTGCGTTCAGCTGTATTCAGTCTTTGAATAAGACGTTCTACAGTGGGCATGGTCACTGGTTGATTATTTTGAGACATTTGATAATACCTGTTTCATTTCGAGTTCTGTTTTGAAAGGACCTTGGTACTGATATCTTTGTAAGGTAATAAGTTTAGGACAGAAACTCTTAACCCACCCTTTATCAAATTTAATAACATAGTATCCTGCACAGTAAAGGCTTTTACTATCTCCGCTCTTAGTAAAGAGTGGTAATTTTCTTTTAACATCAAACATTGCATTGTGGGGCGTGGTCGAAGTTGCATAGCCGTGTACCTCATTTGGTTCTGCATCATCTGCTTCTTTGATAATTTTTGCAACAAAGAAGTTTTTACCAAACTCTCTAGTTAGGTCAACTTTGGTTTGATAAATCTTAACACCTGCCTCATTGCTCATAACAAATCGATCGTCTTCGTTCTTTCTAAGTGTAGCAAATTTTGCTCCATCTTTTTCAACGATCCAAAATTTATTTTCAATAATTGGTTTAGCGTGTAGTTCTTCTGTCATACTGTGTACCTCGCATTTAAAGGTTCAGCATAGGCCTGTGCCTGATCTGAAATTTTCTTTAAGTCATATAAATTACAAAACTTAATTAAACGTATTCCAACTTGACTGATATTTTTATTTGCACCAGTTGCCGTGGCAATTGTTTCGGTAATGATAGCTTTGATCTCATCAGGTTGTGCAGAAAGATCAATCAGTACTCGATTGCGTTCGTAGTCATCTAGCACACGATGTTCTTTGCCTTCGTGGTCGGACCAGCGTTGCAACATGAGATTGTTCCACGCATAGCCTTTTGAGTCTCTATCACCGTAGGCCTCACGGAGACCAACCTTATTCTTTGTGCCTTTTTCACGTACTCCTGGATATGCAGAGAACACGTTGTCTGAGGTATCGCCTCGCATACACTTCTCAAAGAGTAACCACTGGGGGTCCGGAATGGCTTTTGGCTCTTGAGTCTTTTTATCAATAACTCTCTTACCTTTTGCATCAAAGATACCTTCATGTGTGATAGTGGTTTCCATTACGCCATTGTATTGTTTTACATTGGGTGCGATAAGTTGTACGAAATCTGTGTCTGTGCTGATGATCACGTGGCTATCATTAGGATGGCTTTGGATCCAACCTGCAATAAGATCATCTGCTTCTAAGCGTGAGTTTTGTAAGACTGTACAGTTAGTCTTCTCTGTAATAAAGTCTTTAAATGTGTCAAAGGCTTCCCAGAACACTTTTTCTTCTTCTGCTTCGCGTTCTGTATGTGCGGCACGGGCATCACTGCGATTACGCTTATAAGGAGCGTAGTGATCTTTACGCCATGAGCGACCTTCTAAACAGAAGACTACATGAGTACCGCCAAAGTCTTGCCATGCTTTCTTAATACTGTTAAGTGTGATATGAAAAGCCATGCCAAGTTTAATATCAGCATCTCCATTGATTACATGCCTAGCACGGAAAAACGTATTAGCAGTATCAACTAAAATATAGGTCATTTGTTATTCTTTTTAACAGTTTTAATATCAATGACGCCGGTATTAACGGCACCTCCAAAATCTCCGTCAATTACTACATTAGCACATAATTCACGGAACCAGCGATCTACAATTTCTTCGTCAGCATCTCCGTCGAAACCGTATCCTTCTTGCTTTAATTTTAACACAAAATCATCATTCCAGTCAAGCTCAAAAAAGCCGTTGCGGATGTTATCTTTGTTTACATGGGTATTTAGAACACCTACCCAAGGTTCTTTTAATTTGGTTGCACGATCTTTTGGACTTAGTTTAGCAGTTTCTTCTGCTTCTCTAGCACGTTCTGCGGCACTAATTGCATCTTCCGCAACTTTTTTAGCGGCTTCCGCATGTTTTAGACTTTCCTCAGTTTGGCTTCTAAGTTTATCAATACCAAATAGTTTTTCTACAAATTTACGCATTAGGTTCCCCACTCATTTTTAAACAATGGTACTTGAAGTCTATCACTGTATCTTAGTCCGTGTTTCATGGCAATATCTGCAACTGCTCTGTTATTAAGAGAATACACACTTTCTACACCTCCCACTGGCATTAGAAATATATATCCTTCAAATCCTGCTTTTCGAAAAGCAGCAATAGCACATTCTGCGTCAGCAAAGTCTTGTTCTGTGGCAATTACGAATTTTAAATATGCATATCCAACATCTTCGTACTCTCGAACAATATCAGGACAAATAGCATCTTCCCACTTTTCGCCGCTACATGGAAGTTTAGCACTTACACTAAATGTAATAGATTCGCACCAAGACTTTTTATCTTTTAGTTTCCAGTTTTCTAGATACTGTTTAAATTCAGGTGTGAGTTTTTGAGTACCATTTGTTTCAAATGTAATTTCTTTTAAACCCTGCATCTTAGGATGCTCCAACAAGTCAGGATAAGCACGTTGCCACCCTAGTAACGGCTCGCCACCTGTGATAACCAAGTGTTCATCACGCCATTCTCCATGCGGAAGTATTTCCATAATACGTTCTACAATAGCATCAGTAGTTAACATTGGACTTAGATCTTTAAAGCGTGGATCCCAACTAGCATAACTATCACAGCCTGTGCTAACAAGCGGCAAATCTTTATAATCCTTGTAAGGAGTATTATCATGAGCAAAAGCAATAGTTTCGACCTCTGTACTCAATTCTCCACGTGGCATGCCAAATCCTGCACATTTAAAGTTACAACCAAATGTACGCAAGAATACGCTAGGCACGCCCATATAGCGTCCTTCACCTTGTATGCTGTAAAACAGCTCTGCAATTTTTAATTTACTCATATTACTATTATACACTCTTTTTCTCTAAAGACCAAGAACCATCTCCCCGATCTGTCCATTCCAATGTGTCGCCTTCTTTCCAACCTGCTTGTTCTAATAGGTCTGGAGGAAATTGTAGTATAGCGTCTCCGGTTTCTGGATCTTCCTCAACGGTCAAGGTCCAGGTGTTGCGATCCTGTCGCTCAGTAACATCTTGCATATAAAAGCATCCTCTTCTGTGTTAAAATAAAAAGTCATTTTGTTCATTTCTGGACTGTATCGAAATCGATTCCCCGGCAGTCCAAATACTTCAATGACCATTGCACAGGTTTCGTTCCACCAAAACCCACTTTGTCCATCGTGCCAAGGAACAACTACCTCTGTACTCATTCTGGCAATGCTGTAAATCTTGACAAAAAGCTGTCTTTATAACAGCTATATTCTTTTGGAGGGTTACCTAACTCGTCTCGATAATAAATCCAGACTCCGTCATCTAGGTATACCTCTGATAATACTATAAACACTTGTCTATAACCACTACCTGCCCATCGACTGCCTTCTTTTATTTTCATAATTCGTCTCCAAAACATTTATCAATCCAACCTGCTGCCGCACAGATCCAACCATAGCTCATTGGATCATCCCAATATAGTAAAGCCAATACTGCTGATAATGCAGTAATGACAATTGCTAATGATCTTTTCATTCTTCTTTAGACCAAGATTTAGAAAAGTGATTAATTGCTTCGTAGGCATTGAGTTGTATGTGATATTCTTCTTCGGTTAATCCGTGCCAGCCAATACACTTTCCTGTTGGACTGCGACCACAACCACATTTTCCAATTTCGTCTGCGTCTTCTTTGACTCTTACCTGCATGTCTTTATCCTTTTTACCAAATATTTTTTCAAAACTGTTAGCAAATTCTTCTTGACTTACACTAAACGGTCTTGGCTTAGATCCCTTGCCATTCATTTTGCCCACCACTCTTCGTAGGGGAATTCAATCCAGACATCTTCTTCTGCCTTATTTACTTCCATACCCCAGTAGTTCATTCCAATATTACATTGACTTGAAAGATTATCAACAACTACAGCAAATCGAACATTATTGCCCCAAACATGTTCCCAACGATCATTATCAGGAAAGCAGCCACTAGGCCAATCTTTCATAATCCAATTAAGTGTGGTACCTTGATCGTTGATATCATCAACAACTAGAATATTTTTGCCTTCGTAGGCATCTTCGGCCATTCCTAGATCGCTCACACAGTCGCCACCATCACGAAGGCTAACTTGTAAGGGTTTCATAGGAATTTCAAAATAATGACTGATCATAACAGCAGGCAACAAGCCACCACGGCTGATGCCTACAATATAATCAGGCCGCCAACCGCCTGCGGCAATGCCTCTGCAAATAGTGGCAACTAGACCTTTAAATTTTACATCATCAATTATGAGCTTGTTCATATCTTTCTTTCAAATATTTTTCGTGCTGTATCCATTTATTTTTAACTAGAAATCCCCAATCCTGTTTCTTGGGACCAGGCATGAATAGTGTCCATGCAGTTACACTAGGATCAAGTTCAATTCTGTGATAACTATTTGCACTGCAAATTCTAAAACTACCAGGGCCTCTCCATTTTGCAATCTCACCGATCTTTAGTCCTTGATTATTAAACTGTGGTATCCATTCCCAATACCCGCCTTTTAAAATCAATGTGGCATAGGGCCACGGATGATTGTGTACATCATCTGGATCACCTTTTAGGAACTTGTGTAAGAATACATTAAAGGGAAAACGGTCTCTATCTTTTAGAAACAGGTAATAGCGTTCAAGATAGGGTTCGTCGCTTTGACGATCCATTACAATACGTTTACGACCTATGCGATCTAAAAAATCTAGAAACCATTTCATTTACACGTCTCCAGGAATTTGTTAAGCCTATTTACAGCCTCATTAAAATCTACAGCCCATACCTTGGCTTCAATAACATTATCTTCAATTTTCATATCAAAGGGCACAACGCCGTTGAATCTAAAATATTCTGGTACGTCTGTTGTAACAGTAAACTCTTCTAGGTGCTTTGCCCTAAAAATAAGATTATTGGCCATGTCTACTGAATTCATAATATTACCTCTTGATATTTAGATGCAGGATATCTTTCTTGGAGCCATTCTAATAGTCCAGGTTCCCATAGAAACTGAATGTCTCCTGATCGATTTGTAATTATTCTCATCGTGGTGCAAACTCCTGTTGCATTTTAATGTTGTCAAAAAACTCTTTCTTTGTTCCTTGATCAGTATTAAATGCACCACGGAGTACTGTAGTTTGTGTTAGGCTACTATGTGCCATAATGCCGCGATTCTCACAACAACCATGTGTGGCTTGAACGTAGACTGCTACGTTCTCGCTGTCTGTGGCTTTTTGAATTTCTCGGGCTATGTCGTTACACAGTTCTTCTTGTAAGGTGCCGCGACGAGCACACCATTGGGCAATACGTGTGTACTTGGACAGTCCGATAAGTTTTTGGGCGGCAATGATTCCGATGTAGGCAACACCTGTAACAGGCTGATGATGATGACTACACATACTACGAAGCTCAGACCTAACCACCAACATACCTTCATACCTATCTTCAGTATCGTTTGGAAAAGCTGTCGCATCTGGTGCTGGTTCATATC